TGTAACTGAATAACCTGTATCTTCAAATGTATCTGCTGCGGCAATATTATATTGAGTGGTGCTAGTACTCTGCACAACTTGTATAACAGAGCCAGTGGGCATGGCCGCAGAAGTGATTGCACCACTTGCTAACTGACTCGAACCTACGGAACTAGCGGGTAAAGAGGCTATTTGATTTGCGCCTATTGTACTTAATGCCATTATGTAATCTCCAGTACAGACAGTGTAACGTCTGCCGCTGATGCTTGACTTGCTGTTATCCTCAAAATATCAGAAGCATTCATCACAATCTTTTGATCGCCGCCAACTGCTACCAATGATGAGCCAACAGGGACAATGGCTGACTTCACAATATGTACATTGTCGCCATCGTTATTGATTAACTGTACGTTTACCGTGATTGAAACCGCCAATATGCTGGCAATGTTCAATCCGATAATTGTTGTTTCTGTCGCGCTGGGGCAGGTATAAACATCTGCGTTGGCTGTCCCCACTGCGGTGTCTGTAAATGTTTTAAATGCGTTAGCCATTTTTCTATCCCAATGCTATTGCGAATGCCAACGCATTCGGGTCTTGTTCTGTAAAGTTCTGCGCTACATTACTCGCATTGTTAAATATCATCTTCTCTGCTGGCAACGTGCAGAAAACAGTGCGAGTGCCTGATGTCCAGTTAACAGCGGCATCGGAGTTGCTAGACTGCAATATTGTGGTACGGGCCAAGGTTGTACCAGATGCAGTGTAGGTGCCGATACCTATCTCAAAGTCAGTTCCGTCTGTACAGCAATAGTATGTAGTATTTGAATTACCTATTTGACTGAAAGCTTCAAAACCACCTACTGCACCAGCAAGCGTATAAGTGCCTGTGCCAGTGGTAGTGGTAGTCTCTTTAATTCGGTCTTTCAGAACAAGAGCCATTACTTCAACTCTATTGTAAGATTCCCAGCGTTGATACGGAAGATATCCCCCGTAGCAATGGTCTTGCTTGCGTCCAGCGCACCGACAAACAGGATGTTACCGCTCGATGCTGCATCTACAAGAAATGCATGAGTCACGGTGTTACTAGTTCCACTTGATGCTGGAAACTCAATGTTTGCTGCATTTACAACTGTCTGTTGATTTGTACTAGCAGAAGCTAATGTCCAGTTTGCCGCTGTAACCTGTTGTCTTGCGTAAGACCCAAAGGTCGCTTCAGTTAAAGAACCAGCCTCCGCGTCAGAAACTGCTGTTGCCAAGCCAACATATATGCTGTCACCTGGTGTTGTGAATGAACCAGCGTTGTTCTTGAAAATAAAACTGAGTATTTTATTCTCAAGATATGTGGTTGCTGCGTTACTTGTTGCCATTTGCTACTCCTAAGTCCTTGGCCTATCAGGTAAACCCCTGCGATACGCATCTGAGTTTTCTCTAGCTTCTGCCAAATCTTTCAAACGCTGAAGCTCCTGCGCAAACCTTTGTTCGTACAGTTGCATCATATCTTGCTCACCTTTCATGTAAGTATACGCTTCCACAAGTGAGCCGTAAAGAAGAGCGTTAGGGGCATTTTCGCTCAACCATGATGTTCCTGAATCTGACCCAGCAGTTATGCTAGCAGGCCTATAATAGTAATGCAGCTCAACAGTGTAGTTGCTATCTGGTGTTGGGCCTACAATAAAATTATCTACATCAAACACACCATAATATTTTGGAACACCGTTAGCGCCCTTATCTAAATTATACTGTTGAACAAAATTAACGTCTTTAAACAATAGAAAATCTTGGCTGCCAGCGGTGGTAATTTGTAAAGAAAATGAAGCAAGATAATCACTAGGACAACTTAAAAAAGGGTCGCCATTTGATAGCGCAGAAGTTGCATTTTTTCTAAACAACTCAAGATCAACAAGCGTAAAGATGCGATCTTCTGCACCACGAATAAACACGGGCAAGTTCGTAACAAATGATGTTTCAGTGTTTTCTGAAAAATCTTGTATAGCTTGTTTTAGCTCTGCGTATGTGAATGACATATTACTTACTCGCTATACTATAGTTATGTTTCCAACCATGCTGCTGTGAACAGTACACTGGTACACTAACGAAGTGTCACTAGGCTCGTGCGGCACAATAAATTGAGTCAGCCCAGTGGTGCTATTGTAATTATCTGTAACCCCCGTTGTAAAAGCAGAGCCGCCATCAGATGTTCGTATTTGCAAAGGATGACTGCTGACATAGGATGTGTTGTCGATTAAATATGTGTGACCTTTGTAAAAAGTAAAGTTAGGGTTGTTACCAGCGGTAGCACCTGGACCAGAAAAGGTGTAAGCAGAACCTGTGGCTGCTGTCGTTGTGTATGTGGTTGTTGGACCGCTAACTTCATCATTAAGCCGTATCCAATTGCCACCGTGAGCAAAATACAAACCACCAGTTGCGTGAACATGAGCAACTGCGCCATGATAAGTTGATGCACTTGGCAAGTCAGTTAAAGCAGCGTAATAAAAAACAATTTTGTTGGCACCAGAACTTACGTCAATCAAGCCAGAGGTGTTAATGATGTCTGTTAATGTGGTGCCAGTACCCAGCGCATTGTAAATTTCATCAAAATTGTCATTGATTTTATCTGCACCGTCACGAAGGGTATCGCCAGTGCCGTCATTTGCGGCGGAGCCAATTCCTACTGTTTGTTTTGCCATTTAGCCCTCGTCAAAAGTCTTAGTTGTCGAATCGAGTGTAACATTTGTCGCATCAAAGGTCGATGCCGCTGTTGGAGCCGTTGCTGTACCAGGGCCAGCGGTTGCATTTTCTCCACCCCCCCTAACATTACCTATTGTCGCGGTTTCTCCAGAAACAGTGAATCTATATGTGTTTTCGTCAACAACAGTAATAGTATACCCTGAAGCTTTCTCAAGCGTTGTTTTTGTAAAACCATCAAAAACACTAACTTTTGCAAAAACCACAGCATCTCCTGTGCTTCTGCCATGAGAAAACTCGGTGACTATGATAACTGAAGAACCTGAAGATGAAGATTTAAAACAATTTGGAGTTAATAAACGAGTAACTTCGGGCTCTGTGCGGTCAGGCCTTGCATCTTTTAAAGCTTCAGCATCAGCAGGTTTTCTTTTTGGCTCCAACTGTGGGTGTTTGGACTCATACTCATCTTTACCAACAAGAGACCCGTTCCACTCTTTTCGCATATCTTTTATGCGATATCTGAATCCAGAGCGGTCAGATATTCCATAAGCATATTTTCCAACAGCAAAACGACCCATTAAGATACTCTGTAGAAGTTAAGATTTGGAGTTACATTAAAAGATGCTCTATCTCTATCCTCTGCTAACGCACGTTCAAATTCCTCTTCATAAGAGGCCTTTAAAAGCTGTATTCTGTCTGGCGCACGTTTCATTGATATGTAATACGCAAGTCCAGCAGCTAAACATGGGTAAAAACGAAAAGGGACATCAACTGTGTTTGTTGATTTGTCAGCGTCATCTAAACGAGTTAGCACATCAAAAACCAATATATCTGTGGAATTATCTGGGGTAGGCCAAATTTTAATCGCTGGTGTTATTTGTCTATCAACAAAGAACTGCGTTGGTCTGGATTGAGTGTTTTTACTAGGAATGCTTAGATAATCATCTCTGCTAATTCTACTCATAGTAAAATCAGTTTGAGAAGTTCCTGTTCCTTGACGCAAGGCCATAGACAAAACATCAATAACATCAGTGCCTAAATTATAAGATGATGTCCCTGACGTAACGGTTTGAGTTCTTTGAACAATTGTCCACTGATTAAGACCCCTGTTCGCCCACTCTGCAAACATGAGGTTCATCGAGCGCTTGGCTGTTTTAAGGTCATAACCTGTCCTAACCTCTAAACCACAGCGCTCGAAGGCTTCTTCAATGTAATCAGATACATCTAATTCAAAATCGGTTGAACCTGATACAGCCATCACTCTTCCTCATTGTAAAGGTTGTCAAATATCCTATTTACATCCAGTGTATAGTCTAAATCACTTTTTGAATAGTGTATATGCTGAGAGGGTTTAAAGTGTGGCGCACCGTCACCTGTCTCAAACCAAGCGGGGTGTGTAACCCTCACACGATTATTAGGCAAAGCAACAATGTTACCTGTCCATTCACCAGCATCTAATAATTGCAAAACATGACTTTGCTTATGTTGTGCTGGATCATCTGCTATTTCAGATTCTGAGTAATCTACTGTAAATAAGTATTTTGCAGGAAAAAACTCACTATCTATTTTAGCCAACCAAGGGCAGGGTGTAGCTCTGTCTATCACATAAACAGCGTGATTATGTGATGAGCAATCCCAAGGTTGAGCATCATATGTGTTCATTGGTTCAGGCCATTCCTCTAAAGGTATATCAGCAACTAGAGCGGTTATGGGCATTCTAGCCCACATTGCACCTCCATGTACCGTATCTTCTTCCTCACCTTCTGCTTCGCTTCCAGTAAATATAACTTGAAAGCTTAGACATCTATTAGGCATGGACGTTACCCCAACGACCATCGCGTGCAAAAACTCACCATGATAATCTTCATGGTTATAAGTGTATTCGCGCCGCACCCATGCCTTAAAGTAGGGAACGTTGCTATATAAATATGGCATTAAGCTTTAGATACTTTGTATCCTAGCTTTTTAGCAGCAGCACGAAGTTGTGCGACAGTCATTCTTGCGCCCCCAGCAGCTCCGCCTTTTTTCATCATCCGCATCTTTTTGCCGCCCATAGCGCCACCCTTGGACATTCTTCTTATTTTTTTACCACCAGCAGCTCCGCCTTTAGCCATTTTTTTAACTTTGCCACCAGCACGGTAGCCCTTTTTCTTCATAGCCATTTAAGTCTCCTTATAACTGAGTTACTGCACCTTTTGTGCGCTTTCTACGGTTAGGCATTATTGCACCGCATCCCCTAGCAACAGCCGTGCCAGCCACCTTTTTACCCCTGAAGGGGCGTTTAACTGGCCCCCCTTTTTCAAGGTTTCTGACTTTAGCTTGTTTTGTATTAGATACCACTGTCTTGCCTTTTGCTCCCGCTCTCTTTTTCTTTCGTGCTGTAGACGCTCTTTCAGCTTTTGAGAGGCTTCTAGCTTTTGCAGACGGTAGGCAGCGGTCTGGGTTTTTCTTGTCTTTGGATGTCCCACATTTACCCTTAATGCTTCCATCAGTACCAATACGAACCCAATCTTGTTTTAACCATTTTTTAAGCTCACCCATTACCTGCCCTTTCTTTTGCCACCCTTGGACTTTTTGGCATAGTTAGGGTCTTTACAATACTTTGATGCGGCAAGATTTGCATATGCGCTTGGGTATGTATCAAAAGTGCGCTTTGCCCAAGCCTTGCCCTCTGGACATATTTTGCTACCTTTTGATTTTTTAGATGCTGCCCCACCTTTTCTATAATAAGTAAGGCCTTTTGGTGTACCGCTACGTTTTTGCATTTTTCTTAGCCTTTCTTAAACTTTCTTTACCTTTTTTAAATATACTCACTACTTGCGTTTTACCCATGACTTTGGCTCTTTGTTCACCAACTGTAAGTATCTGTATCTTTCTAGCAAATGGTTTGTTTATTTTTTTAACCTTAGAAACTGTAGCTCTAGCATCAGCAGGGGTAGCAAACTTTATAGATACAGTATCTTTTGGATTTTCATCAGTGTAAAGCCTTCTCCCACTTCCTTTTGGCTTTTTGCCCGTGCCTATTTTAGGATCTTTTCTTTTTGCCATTTAACACACTTTTTATAGCTTTAGCCTGTTTTGCATGGGTTTTTGAAGCTTTTGTTAAACCTTTTGCAACTTTTTTTAATTTTGCCTTTTTGCTTCTATTCATTTTCTTCTCTTCTTTTTGCCAGCGCAATATGCTTTTTGACTAAACCCTTTGGGGCGTTTGCAGTTTATCTTAGCTTTTCGCTTCTTGCTCCATTTTTTCTTTTGTGGAGGTTTTGAAATTTGGCTTGCGAGTTGTCCACGCGATATCGGCATTGACCCTCTCCTGTAAATAAAAATCCCAAAGTTCTGCTAAAAGCTTATGATTTTGGTCTACCTTAACAGATATCACGGCAGTTTCTGTTTTTAACTCAACAACAGAAAAAGCTATCCAGCCAATAAAAGCTAAAGTAGCGCCACTAATTAAGGTATTGAAATTTAACACTTCCACCTCCGCCTGGCTTGGCGTAAACGGCTATTAGGATTTTTTGCCGCTTTAGGAAACTTCTTCATTTGACCTGCGCTTCTAGCACAAAAAGATTTACGCCTTTTAGCGGCAGCAGATCCTTTTTTAACTTTACCAGTTACTGCGGTTTTAAGTTTAGAACCAGGGTTTTCTCGTCTATAACGAGCAACACCAGCCTTAGTCATTCCCGCCCCTTTCTTTGTGGGGCGGAAATACTTTTTTGTTTTAGGCGGCTGCTTGTCTCTTTTACGAGCCATAGCCAACTCCTTATGACAAGAATATTGTCAACTGATTACTAGAGCCTGTAAACGCTGCAACAAATGCGCCGTCAGTAGCTATAATACCATCATCAGGGATATTTAGATGATGAAGCCCTGTAGGAAAAGTTTGCGTAATTAGAACCTCTCCACTAGCACTTCCATTCTTTATTGTGAAAGCGCCTGCTGCATCAGCAAATATCACAATCTGACGTATTCTCGACCTTGCAGGGCCAACAACTGCGGCAGATGCTCCTTGTGCATGATTAAAGGCTTTTACTGGACCAGCCATAATAGCCTCCTACGAAGCGTCTGATGAGCTAGAAATGCCTATAAACTTCATCACT